GACCGCTGTACCACTTCACACGCCAGATGCGCTCGTCCTTCGTCTCGGACTCACCCACATCAACCACACTTAAACCAGCAGCCTGAGATGCTGTCAATCCAGCAATACCGTGCTGGCGTCCACCCTCGTCAAGCGTACCTGCGAAGAAGGTTGTAGTTGTGTTGTTACCACCAGTTGTCTGGTTGGTTGGAATATAGTCATTACGGAACATTGGAACGCCACTGTACGCAGGAACCATTGCGCCGGATGGCAGTTCGATAACCTCGTTGATAGAGGCACCGCCTAGACCACGGAGCAGGGACTTCCAAGAACGAATAGTCCGCTGATTCATGGCTAGATAGTCTACCTGACCGTCCTTGTCGATAACAAGGTCCATAACAGCATCCATTACCTCGAAGGATAGTGGATCACCGCCAGCACCCACAGCAGCTACAGTCTGACTGCCTGGAACAAGCGCAAGAAGACCTGGGAAGGTCTCATTGGTACCATCACCATTGATCAACATGTCCTGATACTTACGGCCAGCAGACTTCGCCTTGGATGCAATCTGCACCTCGGTCTGGTCGTTACCGTCCGAAGAACGGGTTGCCTGTATAAGGCCGTTCACCTCAGCGTCACCCATGATTGTGGTCAGAGATGCTGTTACTTCGGTGAATGTCGCTGCATTCTTAGCTGCCTGACGTTCCGCTAGGTTGGAACCAGCAGCAGCACTTGAACCAATCACACCATCAGTGTCACCGACACCAACAGTTGCTACTGGGCCAAGGGCAGACTCACGATTGTACTTAAGAGCGTTGCCGTCGATACCATCGAACGGAAGAATCTCAAACATACGGTTGACAGTGACAATCGACTCGATCACACCAGCAACCAACTCGTCCTGTGCGAGTTTGGCACTTTCGGCCAGGGTTACGGAACTCATGGATACATCCTCCTATTATGTCCGTGTTGAACATTGTTAACCGGCATGAGGGGTAACCTCTCGTCACCTGTACCTCGTGATTTCCGTATAGGTATCTCACCTAAAATGGGTCACGCCGAAATCTCATTAAGCATTCTCTACAAGAAAATGCACTTTGTCAAGTTTGGGCAATAGAGTGGCTCTTAGCGAGCCGCTGACCCCCGCCCTGACTGGTGTTGACCCTTCTTTAGACCAGCGCTAATTTTCTCTATTGCTGAAAGTTCGCGATTTGCTTGTCTAGGGGCTTCTCTACGCATTGAACCCGGTCTGGAACCCGTACCACCTGCCACTTCACTCTCAAATGCGCGGGCAAATGCCTCTTTTGTCTTCATCTCCGCAACTAGCTCATCAACACCCATCCAACCACCGGAGCCGTTCATACGATGAGAACCATCTGCATCCTTTACGCGAACGCTATAAGTCCCCTCATCATCTCGAACAACTTCAGCCTGAGATTGTACATGTGGAAGAAGCAAGTCTACAGACCCTTTATGCTTTGCCAATGCACCGGTAGCTACGTTAGAGATAAGGTGCTTTGCCAAGGCTGAATCACGTTCCCCAATCTGTTTATCCTTGGTAGCAACAGTCTCACTCAAGCGTTTATCGAACTCAGCCTTAATCTTGTCCAGGTCTATCTTGATCTGTTTACCACCCTTAACCTGATCCTGAAGGTCTTTAACAAAAGACTCAAGTGCCAATGTAACACCGGCCTCACCTACCTCCAAACCCAGTGACGTAGCAAAATCTTCTACAGCTTTCAGGTTAAGTCTACGCGATGCACTCTCATCACTAGCCTTTTTCTTCTCCTGGCGAGCACCGGCTAAAGCTTTTGCTGTGCCAATGTAGTCTGCCACAATACCTTTGGCATGACCTGCTACAACAAACTTACCCTCATCGCCTTCAGTAAATAGCTCACGGTATTTCTCTGGTACCACATCAAGGCTATCCACTGTTGAGTTCTTTTCGAAATCAAAATCCATCGTTTCTACTCCTTTGTATTACGGCATCTCGCCATATCTATAGTACAGCCTCACGCCGTACACGGTTATAAAAGTACCATACTTGCCTTGCTTGTCAAGTTTGGCTTAGGCACCCCTCTCATAACGTAGGGGATTATCGTTCCGACGCTTAGGGATCGGTACAATTGGCTGGGGTTTTGGGTGAAATTGCGGAGGGTGCCCATCCCACGAAAATTCATATGGAATAACCATATCAAATCCCGGAATATCTCCTCTTCTCTGCTGATCCATAAGGTCCTGCAACTCATTGGCCAAAAGATTATTCCAAGGAAGTGCAAAGTATCTTGGATGGCTGATACCAAAATCCAGTAAAATGTATATAGCTTCATCTTGAACCAGTTTGACTTCCAATACTGAGTGCTCTCCTCCTGGTGTAAGAATTCCAGGTATATATGGAGCCGGATGACTCAACGCAAATATGGATGCACCCCCTATAATGGGTGTCAAAGCAAAAAATGCTGCAACTGCCGCACCACGTATCCAGGTGTTCTTACGGGACCAAATTGTGGCAGTGGCTAAAAGGGCTACACCGACCACACCTATCAGAGCTAATGATTCAAATATCATGGGTGGCTATCCATATTTTTGTTTGCTGCTCTTAACTGTCTAAATACATGATTTACAGTACCCGATACTAACTCACCCTTTTTCGTAAGCTTAAATCGTATAGCGGTAGCTTCTTCTTTATTCTGATGAAGAACAACGCGAGTAGTAGCTATGACCTTAATAGACCCCTTACTATTATCACCGCTATTTATACTTATCTCCACATTAACTGGTACAGGGAGAATTGGGCAACGATAGCAATGAACATTGATTATATATTCACCCGGCGTGATACCACGTGTATACGAATTCTCATAGTTGGAACCTGTCGCATCTGGGCTCGATCCTAGATCATCTCGTAAAAGGTTCCATAGAAGGCCACCCTTATTAGAGTATCCAACGGGGTGTACCTCGCCCGGTCCCATGACCCACAGATCGACATCCGTATCTCCGGGGGGCCATTCAATAGCGGCAATCACATTACCCGGTGGTACCGCCTTATCATCAGTTGCTGGTGGATTTAGATGAGGGATCATGGCAATGATCATGAACACAAAACCGAGCAGCATAATCATAAGTAAATCTCTAAAAGTCGTTCTATTCATTGCAAATCACCATCTTTTCGTCCTCCACTAAGCAGTGAGTTGCGGTATGTAGCATCCTATAATTGAATTCTGTCCAGATACCGAAGAAAGACCCTGACAAAGTAGTGTAAAGCGCTATCTTCATACCATTCATTAGCGAAGGGATCATGGCCTGTACACCTTGAGCCGTGGATAGAGCACCGATATCGACACCGCTTAGAGATATGATAAATCCAACCACTGTACCAATAAGTCCAAGGTATGCTAGCCAAGCAGCACCATCGTTTATATGTGCTATCTTTGCTAGACGCTTACTATGCTTACTAGGATCAATACATTTACCAGTTTTTACTACATTTAGTGCTTTAGCAGTTTTCCACACACGATACGTGGTGGAACCTAAGAGCATAGCAAACAATAAGCATATCAGTGCTGTAATTCCCGTTGGATCAGCGGCAAAAGCCGCAACTACATATCCTTTGAAAGATAGATACCCTAACAAAGCACCAGCGGCTCCGTTGAATAAACTAAATCGGTATATAAGAAGATTCTTGAGCATCGTCATAGACTCCTATGCTTCTTGGTTACCGGGATATTCAAGGCACAATACCTTCAAATCCTTATTGTCTTTAGCCCAAAAAAGCTGAAATCTGTTGTTATAATCTTCAGCATTTTGTTGAACCATGCGACATTGTAGTATAGTAACCACATATGATCGTTTGCCTACTATATGTCCATGGGTAAAAAGTCCCACCAACATTAAGACTTTGATCAAACCTACAGCATCCACATTTTTATTCCTTGTCTAAAAAAGTCCACCCCCGATTGGCCTTGGTCTTTTGTTAGCAAGAGCAAACTCGTATCGTTCTTTGAATACCGGGTCTTTATCACACCGATCTTTTATATTACCAGTACCTATGCCAGCAGCACTTGCCGCTGTTCTTTCGCTGTAACCGTTCTCTAGCGCCTGTAAAAATGTTCTTTCCCACCCAGGCACATAACGGCATCCTTTCAAAACACTAGTCATCTTAATCACCTCTAGTAATACTTGCCCGAATCATATGATTTTCTTTGGGCTTTTCTTCCAAAGTAATAATTTTCTGGTTGCTGTGCATCTCAATCGCACGGGCTTCCCAAGCATTATCATCTTTGGCTTGCATCGGCATGATCGCCACACCGAAATTTACATTAACGTCGCCACTGCGTCCCGTATCACGATAAGCTGGATCAAGCTTCTTTAGTACAAACATCAATAAAGTATCACTGTATTTTGGCGTATACCCAACTACCGATCCTTTGTAATAATCCGGTTCCAAAACACCCTCATGTGCGCGACGAACAGCCTCCGCTTCAAGTACATCTTTAGCTCCCTCGACAGCAAGAGCCCATTGTTCGGCAAATTCCTCGTCATTACGGCGTAACAAGTGAAGGTATTGTGTGGATGTATAACCAACTGCCCGCGCAGCTTCAGTAACCTGCCCAGTTTTAGATAAGATATCAAGAAACAATCTACGCTTCTTTTTAGATAACTCAGTACGTGTGATACCTCGTGCCACTATTTTACCTTCTTACTACGTGAAAGCGCCATTATATTTTCGTTTATTGTTGGCGGTGAAATTTTCTCCTTGTCTGGGTCGTCATCATCTTCTTCGTAGTCAACCCCAAGAACAAGGGTAAGCCGTCCATTTGTGTAATAAAACTCTACAACTTCATTATACTCGGCACCATCTAAATCCACAACCTTTGCACCCATTAACAATGAGAATATATCCATCTAGTCATCCTCCGCTCTAGGTTTCGGTTCCGTCACAGCCCTATCTTTCACAGGAGCATTGGACTGCGGACCTAACGTAGGATCAAAAGTACCCGGAATTTGAGGTTGAAGCGGTTTAAGAACCTTATCCTCTTCCTGCATAAGCAAGAAATCAGCTTCTGCATCATATTCTTCAGATACAACTCCACGCCGCTGAGCCTCCTTAATAAAGGCAATTCGGCTGATATCGCGACCTTTTCTCAATTCCCTTAGGATACCAGCATCTTCTTTCGTAACTTCCTCAGGGCCAAAGTCAGTAGTTATGGTCACAGTACCGCCGTCTTTCTGTCCCAACCAATACGCATGAATATCTAAAGCGTTATTCACTGTATCTATAAAACGTACTGTCATATCCTGAAGTGATGTTACACTTTCGGCGCTATCCAGGGCTCGACCGGTTGCAGTGGTATTGCCGGGCTCTTTACGTAAGAAGGCAGCGCCGTACGATTCCATACTTTGCTCTAACTTCTCCAGTTCCTTCCATCCACTATCAATGGCTTTACCTTGATGCTCTATGTAGTAGAACCGCCCATTAGGGTCTTTTGTAGCAAGTAACTGGCGTGGCCCAATGCGCATGGTCTGTCCAGATTGGTCAGTAGCACCGGC